CAGCGTTGGATGTTGTTACTGCTCCTGCAATGGTAAAACCATTGATGCTGGTGACATTAACTAGATTGGGTGTTGCCATAATATTCTCCTAAGTTTATCCGAAAACAATAGCCATGGCTATTGCTTTCCCTGTTGTAGCTTTTGTATCAAGCTGGGTTTGAATTGCTGATGTTACTCCATCAGTATAATTTAATTCTGCTGCTGATGCAGTAATAGTGGTACTCGCAATAGATAAAGCATCTGTTTCTAATGTGCCATCTACATCTACATTTCCTGAAATGTCTAATTCAGTACCTACTAATTTTTGTGTAAGGGTTACTACACCATCACTTGCGATTGCGATTGCATCAGTATCTCCAACTGAACCAATTTGTCCTGCATTGGCAATAGTAATACCACCACTATGAATGTCTCTACCAGTAAAAGTAGCTACACCATCAACTTGCAGAGTAGAAGCCATATCGACAGCTCCATCAATATCTACGACATCTAAGTTAGCTGTACCATTAACATCAATAGCACCTTCTAGGTCTATGTCACCACCAATAATTACATCATCTGTAACTGTAAGATCGTCTTGTACTTTAAGGTCAACTACATTAAGACTGGCAAAAGCGTCAACAACTGCTGCTCCACTTCCTGCTCCGTCTAAATAAACTGCTTTTACATCTCCAGGTGGAATAGTTACATTAGCTCCAGAGCCTTGAGAAATAATAATATTTTGAGAACCGCTTGTTCCGTTTTCTATAAATTGCATTCTGTTTATAGTGTTTGGAGCAATAGTAATAGTACACGCTGAATCTAGTGTGCCTGTATATTCAACATACATAGCTCTAACTGGATCAGTTGCACCATCTGCAATAGTTGAAGTGTGAGCGTCATCATTGGTTGTAATGCCTTCTGTGCCGTAACCTAATGCTTCACCGATTAATTCTAAATTAACATTAGTAGTCGTACCCCATGTTCCACTGGCATCACCAGTAGCCATCTCGTTAAGTCTTAAATCATTTACGTATGTACTTGCCATTTTTTATATCTCCGTGCTTTCTTGATTGTATATCTTTTTTGTTATAATGTTAAGCAACTTCTTGCCAGTTAGTTGATTGACCAGTAACAATCGGGTTAAAATTATCTGTAACTCCAGGAATAACATTAGACCAAACAAGTATACCGCCAACAGAACCTGTTGCATTAACTTCTGTTGGATATGCATTTGCTGCAGCACTTGGGCTAACACTATTAACAGAACCTGTAGCTGCTCCAAGAGTAATAGGTAAAATGTTATTAGTTATTAAACCTACGCTATTTACTGAGGTAGTTCCAATAACATTTGTTACTGCTACGTCTGCAGCACCTGTTGCACTTTCTTGCCCAATAGCTCCTGTTCCTGCATTGCCTGTAACTCCAACTAAAGCAACACCTGTTGCAGTGGCTGTTCCAAGAGCACCTGTTGCAGCTATGCCTGTTTCAGCTACATTAGCATCTCCTGTTGCTACTAGACTTCCAACGGCTGTAGTGCCTGAAGTAACGCCTGTAATAGTTACAGGTAAAGGTTCACCAAAGGTTAATTGACCCCAAGTACCTCTACCCCAACCATTAATATTAGCCATAAGCTAAATTAAGCTATTCTTATAATAGCGTTTGATGCGTCAGCAGTAGGAAAAGTTATTGTAAAACTTCCTGCTGTAGATGTTTTATCGCCACCAAAATCAAATACTGCAACATTTCTGTCAGCATTTGTATCGTTATAAATCATACATCCTCTAGCTGTAATGGTAGCTGTACCAAAAGTTAAATCAGCAAAATCCGTAAAAGCCGTTGTACCTGAACTTGCTGGATTAATATTAGTTAATGCAGAACCACCAGAACTATAATTAGTTCCAGCTGCTTGATTAGTTGTGGTAAATGCTGTAGTAGCCGCTCCCATTGTTGCCGAGCTTGTATACAAAGCTAATTTAAAACTATTGCCGCCTGAAGCTAAAAAATTATGTTTTCCTTCTAACAATTCTTTTTTAAAACTTGTTGCCATCGATTGTGTTATTGCCATTATATTCTCCTTATTATATTTGCTAGGTCTTTATGACCTTGTTTTTCTAATTCGTTACATACAGTACAAATATGGTTTTTTACACCTTCTTGTATATAGTATGCAACTACCATTTTGGTTCTGTCTCTAAAAGCATGAGCTTGTGCTTTAATCATTGGGTCAGCGTTATCACTAATAGAAACTATTTTATTAACTGCCATTTCAGCAATTTCATCAACACTATGTCCTTTGTTTTCAGTAGTAGTGACGCCTAAGCTACCTACTGTAACATCAGTTTTTAATGAAAACATATTAATACTCCTTTGGTTCCACAGGATTCAATTCTAAATCATTTCTATTGATTATGCCTACTGGTTTAATTGGAGCTTCCATTTCAACTTCAGAAAGTTTACAAACGCTCATTGTTGAACCGTTTTGATAAGTTATTTTTGGATCATCAAGTCTATGGTACCCGTATAGTTTTTCTTGCATTGGTATATCCATATCAAGTAACGATGATCTTGGAGCTACTTCTATTTGCATACCTGCATCAATACATTTAGATAACCAAAACTCTGTACATGATCTACCTGCTTCTGCAAAATGCATATTAGTTCTATAGGTAAAATCAATCCCGAAAAGGGAAATTTTACTAACCTTACTCCATAAAGCAAAAGCTATTGCGTATGGGATTGTATTATTAAAATAAGAACATCCTAAATCGTGAACAATTAATTCTATAGGATATTCAATAGCAGCGGGAACACGTTCATCTAATTCACAGGTATAAATAGGAAAATTACATTTAGGTAACTTCTTTTTCATCATAGGCGTCATAGTTCCAGCATCTTCAGTATCTAAAAATCTACTCATTGGGTCTAAGATAAATGCTCTATCAATATTAGGTAAAACACCTATCATTGCATTTATTGCCCATATTTCATCAAACTCTACACTGTGTGTTTGAGATAAATGAAAGTCTATTTGACTTTGACCCATAGCAACTATTGCGATATTTTTACCTGTTAAATCATTCATTGAGGAGTCTGCGGTGATATCTTAATTTGATCGTTTCTTGCTTCGTCTCTTACGTCTTTGTATTCTCCTAATACTTTCAACATAGCTAATGCTTCTTGAAACTTTTGTTCGTATAACATAATAGTATCGGGGGGTTCTTTCATAAAGACTGCCCCTTCAACTAAAGAACCGTAAAGCATCGCGTTAGGAGCATTTTTAGAAAGCCAACTTTTATTAGAATCACCAACAGAAGTTAAAGACTCAGGTCTGTAATTATAATGTAATTCAAAAGTAAAATTAGTTGAAGGGGTGGGGGCTAGAATAAATGTGTTTTCATCAAACTGACCATAAAACAAAGGATCTCCTTGTGTTGTCGGTATCGGTGTGTAATCCCTAATCCAGGAAACGTGTTTTAATAATAAATAACTATAAGCTCCTGTTGAATCTACTAAAGCTAAACTAAAAGGCGATAAAAAATCAGAAGGTGTTGCTAAGTACGTATTTCCTTGTGTTGCTGTTCCTGTTGAGTTTTTACGGAAAACTGGTAGTTGAACTGCTTTTAAAATTCTTTCTTCTGCTGTTTCTATAAACGTATCTAAGGTAGTAACAAACGTTGTTTCAGTGTTATCTAAATAATTTTGAACTGTTGTTTTTAATTCGCTGTATGTAAATCCATTTGCCATTATGTTACACTCACTGTTAAAGTACCTACACCACCTGTTCCAAACTCTCCTGCAAACTTACTACCTATTGGATCATCTGTAAATGTCATTGTTCTAGTTCCGCTAGGACTTGTTGTACTGTTTATAACAGCTGTTGATGGATTTATTGTAGTAACCACTCCTAATCCTGCTTGAGGTAAAGGAACATCAGGACGAGGTCGCCATAGTTGTTCTGAGTCTACCTGTATCGACGGAGGGTCTAGTTGAGGATGTTTTGGTTCATAACACTCGTTACATACTTTAAAATTTTGCCAATCTACTTTAGCTGTCGTATATGGGTATCTAAAACTACACGTATCGCAGATAAAGTAAGCATATTTTCCTGAAGCGTAGGACATTAGATATACTCGTGTCTAGGAACTAATCTCACAGGAGAACGGTCTTCGTCATATTTTAATGCGTTTGCTAAGTCTTGTTCGTACTGTTGTTTTATAACAGGTAATTTTTGAACATTCTTTTTTAAACATAAGTAATAAGCTAAACCAGAAACTAAACAAGGCATAAAACGAGTTGGAACATCTACGTCGTTAACTGCCGCAGCCGCATCTTCAATAGTAGTCCAAACATAGTAAATGAGTTTGTCCGTTGAATTGTCGGGCGTTGGATAAAGATGGATAACAGGTGATTTCTTACGTTCTAACCAATACTGAGTTCCTCGAGCTTCAACTGCTTTATTAGGAATACTTACGTATTCATTGCGATCTACCCTATCTAATGGGTAATCAGTAACCGTGCTGTTTACTGTTCGTTGAATATAAGCGTCCAGGATGTCGATATCAAAAGAATTAATGGTGTATTCATTCGTTCCTTTAATAAGATCAAGTTCTACTTTACTGACCTCCCACATTTGAATACCTCTGTTTGACCAATCGGCAAACATAATATTCATAGAACGACGAGCGGTTACTGCGTCATAAGAGGTACGACCCTCTAAACCTGCAAGTTCGTATGCTTCTTCGATTGCAGTCGCGACATCTAAACTAAATGCACGAGTTCCTGAAGTAGCCATCTACACTAAGCGTGGAATACCGTCATGGTTAAGAATGTTGATACGGTGTATTCAATATAAATACCGTCATCAAACACTACACCTTCGTCAGGTATTACTACATCTCTTGTTGCATCTGCATCACCTACAGAACTTAATCCCATAATACTTGTTCCTGAAGGAGAAGTATTTAAGAAATCAACAGTTCCTGCTGTAGCTGTACTTGTTAGATAAATACCTTTAAGTCTTGATCTACCTGCAAAGATAACATCTGCTGCTGAAGCGTTAACTCCTGCTGAAACATTACCTGCTGGATTACCCACTGCTGAAATACCTGATATAGTTTTAAAAAACTTAGTACCTGTGGCTGTTCCTGCATTAGCACCTGTAATAGATTCGGTTTGAGCCGTTCCGTTGATATCAGTGCCAGTTACAGTAAAAGATATAGCTGCATCATTCCCAGCAGAAAGAATCGTAACAATCCGTCCATGGCTCAGAGCGACAGCTCCGCCAGAAGCTAACGCACCACCTATAGTAAGTGCTGCGTTGTTTCCAACTGAGGCTGCTGCTGATATTCCATCAGCATCTAATGCTACTGTATCGGCAGTTATGGTAACTGCCTTTACGTCTGATCTTGCTGCCATTAAATAATACCAGTAAGGTTAATTAGTGAGTAATCTGTTGTTACATTAACAATCATAACTACACCAATTACCTGAATAACATCTCCTGCTGCTGGTCCAACTGCACCGACAGCTCCTAAAGGCACTGCGTGGTTACCCACGACTAATGTTCCTGAAGTTAATACTGTTGCTGGTCCTGAAACTGCAAACCAACCATAAGCACTAGCTGCCATATCAACTACTGTTACACCTAATGTAGCACCTGTAGTTGTTGCAGCTTGACCTATTAATCCACTTCTTGGATCAGGAATTAAAGTAATTCTTGAGCTTGTTGTAATTGCTGTTGCTAAAT